GTCTGGCCTGAGGTTGCTCCTAATAATCTACCAAAGAAATTAGTTCTACCTCCAAAAAGATTTCTCATCTTCAGATGTAAGTCCTTATACCATCCCAAACCTTTAACAACTTCAGGAACATCTTTGTTAGCATTAAACTCATCTACAATTCTGTCACCAATTTGGTCTACTTTTTCCTCTACAGTTCCTTCAAAATATTCATTAATTCCATTAACCAAGGCATAAGACTTTCCTGAAATCTTTACACTTATTTTCCCAGATTTTTTGTTTTTCTTAAATTGATATTTACCATCTTTCATTACCGGAGTAATTGGTGATAGTGTTGGGTCATTCTGTATTGTTTCTTGTAGTGCCTTAAATTCTTTTATTGCTTCTCGCTCAGGGTTTTTATATCTCTGTGCATCAATAGCGTCTATATCTATCGATTCTTTAGAAGGATCAATACTAGTAGCAGACATAATTTTTTCTGCACTAGAATTTATAACAGCGTCAAGACTACTTGTTTTAATATCAAAGTCTGCGTCAGCCGGTAAGTTCAAAGCCTGTTTGATTGCTTGTTTTACTTGTTCAATTACTTTTTCAAACTGTGATTGTCTTTTAGGATCTTTAAATATTTTTGCACCCTTTTCACCAATAGCCTGAACCAAAGCCTCATTTAATGCCCTATCTCCATAACCATTAGCAACTGCATCTTTATGATACTTTGTGCCTTTTATTAAAGCCATTGCTTTTTTATGAGCATCTGGATTTACTTCAGCCAACATGTCCTCCCAAATATGAGCAAACTCATGTATAGGTGTATCAAGTGTAGCAAGTTTAGGGTTTATAAAAATTTGATTTGTATTTCTATCTCTGAAACCTTTGTTTTTCGCAGGATCTAGTCCTCTACTTCTTGCCTCTGTATCAAAAGATTGTTGATCAAAAGACACCGATGATCCTTTAAATACTCTCTGAAAATGATTACCAATTTTTTCTATATCATCTATAGACTCATTAGTGTTGTTTTCTGATTTAGGAGAAATTATATTATCTATCTCGTTAACGATATTAGTTTCTTCTTCTTTTGAAACGGTAGTTTCTTGTTCATTAAAAACTCTAATACCTTTTTGACCTCTGTTATATGCAGCAGCCAATCGCTTCATTCCATCTAAAACATTTCCTTCATTATCAATAACAGCAGGAGCATTTTTATTCTTGCCATCATATACCATGTCAGGATTTTCATCAACAAACTTTTTAAACTCTTTGTTTGTTTCGTATAATGTTTCAAGAGAAGTTCTTTTCATTTTAAAAGTTCTACCTTGAATATTATCTAGTTTAGTTTTTAAATCAGAATCTGTAGCACTATCTCCTATGTTTTCTATTACAGAAACAACTTTACCTCCATCAACAATAGCACCTTGTTTAGGTATACCATTTTTAATTTCTGCTTGCTTTTCCTCAACAGTCGGTTCAGCAGAAGTTTCTGCATCAGGTGTTTTAGGTGCATTCATAGAATTATAAACAACATCAGCCAGTTCGGTAATCTCATTTATTTTAACCCCTGAGTCTTTTAGTGGCTTAACTATAGTTTCATATACTTTAGCCTTTTCCAACATGCCTTGGGCAGTTTCCTCAGTGAACTTAGGGTTTTTTCTTTTTAATTCTTTTTGTACTGATTTCTCAAAATTTGTATAATCTAATCCTGCTGTGGTCCAGGCTTCTTTTTCTAGTTGAGTTGAAGACACTCCTAAATTAGGACTAGCCATCAAGGTAGTCGCTGTTGCAGTTAAAATAAGAGTATTAGTAAATTCTTCTTTAGACATAAATTTATCTACACCATATACTGGGTTTGGAGTACTTTGATCATACTTCCATTTTTGATAATTTTCAAATCCTCCTTGTACAAGTTCTTCAACTTCTTCAGATCCAACCTCCTTAAGATATGCTTTTGTACCGGCTTTAATTCCTGCTGATCTACTTCCTGTACTTGCTAGTGTATTTACCGCTTGTCTTGTGGCTCTGTTTCTTATACCCATCATGGCACTAACACCTTTTCTTGCTAAAGGGTTATTGAATAAAGCACTTGTACCACCAGTAACAAGACCTATACTTAATGCCATTGCTTCAGCGTCTTCTGGATCGACTCCTAATTCTCTTGCTTCTTTATTTGTAGTATGATATGATTTGAAGAATTGGTCACCCCCCATCACAGCACCCGCAGCAAGAGTTCCACCGCCTGTGTAAGCAGCGGCAACAATAGCAGGAGCCATTTCACCTACAGTTTTTAAAGTCATAGGTAATATATACATAGGGTTTTCAGATAAATCTGCTGATGCTACTTGATCAGGAACATATGCATATTGACCTATTGCTGTATCTTTCCAGTTGTCTGAAGAGAAAAAATGAGAAATATTGTCTGCTACTTCTTCTACTTTTTGGTCATACTCTCTTTCTAATTCTTTTTGTTGTTCTTTTTGTTCATCACTTAAAAATAACTCACCTACTTCTTTTGCTATTTTAACCTTAGGAAAAGCATTTATACCATACTTTGAAGTAAATTCAAATAGTCCTCCTGCTAAATTTCCTACAGACTCTACTACACCTCCTAGACCAACTGCTATAGAAGTGTCAAGATACCCAGGACCCATTCCTGGCACACCTCCCATACCCATGGCACCAGACAACCTCATCGTTTGCATCATATCTCTTGCTTCGTCTTCTAGTAGGTCGCTGAAATTTGTTTTTAAATGATCTGAATATTTAGATGCTACATCTTCATGAGATTTATACATTTTCATGAATTCATCATCCTCACGAAGTTCAGGCATAATTCTAAAGAAATCCTCATTTTTATCTACAAAATCATACAGATTTTTATCGTAGTTAGCAGCAATGTATCTTAATGCGTTTACTTTAAATTTTGTCCCTTGAAAATTCCTTGCTTGCTTAGTAAATTCATATGCAGATCTAGGATCTTCAAATGGATCTACACCTGCTTGATATTTTTCATTGAATTGAGGGTCAGTGTGTTTAAGAACCTGGCCATATTGGATAAGATTCTTTTTTATAGATTCATCAGTGCCATCGGGTAAAAGACCTGGGTTAGTAATAACTCCATCGCCTTCATCACCTTGCATCCATGGCTGACCCTGATTATTATATAACTGAGTCCCCTTGTCTATGGCATCTTGAATTTGTGCCCATTTATCTTGTGCGTTTTGAGGATTTACTTCTCTGTTAATTACATTTATAGACCCATTGTTGTTTTCATATTCAGGAAACTGAACACCCTCCAACTCAGGAAATAAATTATTAAATTTTGAATTTAACTCATCACTCTCTTTATAACGACCTCTATTATATGTGTTTCCCCAGGCAACAGCCTCTTGAAATTGATCTTGATTTAAACCAGGAATAGTGCTTTGAATATCTTTAATTGAAAAGTTACTCATCCCACCACCTCGCTGTTTTTTTAATTTATCAGCCAATATAACCAACTGGTCTTCTCTGTCCTCTATGCTTAAATCTACAAAAGGATCAACCCCTAAGATGTCTTCGTCTTCCATATTTTATCTTTCCTGATTTAAATTGAATTGTCCTGCTGAACCTGCTACTGAATTCACAAAGTCAGATGTTTTCATTTCTACTGTCTGTTCTGGGCCAAAAGTCCCATCTCCATTATCTACTTTATATCTTAGTATACCATATTTTTTATCAAAACCTCTGGTTCCGCCATAGTATCCATCTCTTTTGAAATCTAAATATTTTACTCTTTTATCAGTAACCTGTTTACCGTTTCTATCTACAATACCAACATCAAAATGTCCTTCTCTAGCAAAATAAATATTTACAGGCTCAAGTGCTGCATCTATTTTATCATGATTATTACCTGCTTCTTTAAAGTTGTTGTTCAATTCTGTTACATCAAAAGATGGGGCTTCTGCTCCTTGTGAAATAGCATCGTTTTTCGTTCTTATTCCATCTGCTATAACTGAATCTGGTTTATCTAATTTATTTAATTGATTAGTAGTTATTCCATCTCTTGATAACTCACCATTTTGTTGTGATATCAGATTCCAGTTCTTATAAACAGACGATCCACCAAAATTAGCATTAGATAATCTTAAAGCAAGTGTAGATATATTTCTATCATTATAAACAGTATAAGTTTCATCGCCATCATCACCTGTTACTAGATAAAGTGAATTCATACCACTTTCTTCATCAACATCTAAATAAACTTTATTTGGAGCAACATAAGATTCTTTTCTTTCTCCTGTTTGATTATTGATATAAACTTGTTTTGCTATAGGAATATCTAAATCTTGTGTTCCAGAAAGGTCTAACATTCTTATTGGATTTCCAGTGCCCGAAGGATCAATATCTACATAATTAACCATCATGCCTTTAGACTGCATTTGATTAGCATCTAACAATCGTACTTGTTCTACTTTGTTTAGTACCGCATCTAATGCTGCTTTGTCCCTTGAGTTTCTCAATTTGATCTCTGTCCCTCGATTCAGTTGGAGCCCTTCTGCTTCTAAACTCATCCTGCTCTATATCTTGCATAGATCCACCTGGGGCTAACTTTTGCATTTCTTCTAGTATAAATCTTCTTTCATACTGATCTTTTGCAAACTCTGTTATAGGTGAATTTGGATCGTCTGCTTTTTCTTTGTGTTTTTTACTTACATAATCATCCATTAAAGTTGCAGCAGCGTCATCGATTCCTCTATACAATTCAACTAAACCTCTTGGAGGTAACTTACTCTCATCAAAAGCAGGGATGTACATTCTATTTACAGGATCATAAGTATAACCTGTAACGAATTTTTGACCATCAGATGTTTTTGTAAATTTGGCAAACTCAGAATTTACATTAGTTAAGCCGCCTGTTGCTTCTACTTTTTGTACTATCTCTCCAAGTTTAGATTGAAAGTCCGTTCTAACAACACCATCTTTAATGTTTTTAGTGTTGTTTTTAAAATATTTAAAAGAATCATCTAAGTCATTTCTTGTTGTATTTAAACCGCCCGATTGAATTGTATCGTCTAAGTTTGCACCCAAAGCATTACGCTCATAATACTTATTACTTGGATCTTGTTGAAACTGATCTGTTATTTCTTTAGCACCTGTGGTAATCTGTTCTTGTTTAGCGACATTAACACCTAATCTAGCATTAGCCTCAGCAAGTTTAACTTGGTATGCTTCTGAATAAGTACCCATTGATGCTAGTTCTGCAATATCTTCTCCAACCTGAGCGGCCATTATATCAGAAAAATGTCCTGACACAATACCATCTCTAAGTTTTTGGGCTTGTTCAAATTTCTTGTTCTTTGCTTCGGTTATTGCTCTTGCATTATTTTGAACAGCCTGATTTAATTGTGCTGCTCCTGCATCAACAAAGCCCCCTCCAAAGAAAGGTGCTATATTTATTTCTGTGTCTTTACCTAATAAAGTCGGTGTATATTTTGCCATAATTATGTTTTATTGGAAAAACCCAGTATTACCTGCGGCTGTTCCTGCTGTTCCCATATTTGCTAAACCTGCACCTGCCTGATTAATTCCACCAAAAGTCATCTGTCTAGACATTGCATCGTTTGCTAGTGTCCCTTGAACTTTCATTTTAAATGGATCTAATTCATTTAATTTAAATGCTTGGTCTTTTGCTTGAGCCATGTTAGTTAAAGATTCTCTATATCCAGAGATTCTGTTTGCTCTCTCTTGAGCACCGGCCATTCTATTCTTTATTAATGCATCTTGCATTCCTGCACCTGCACTTGCACCAATTGCTAACTGATCTTCTAAAGATCCTGAAGCCGCCTGGGCTCTTGCAACTGTGTTTTGTACGTTAGTGAATAAAGCATTTTTCATGTCTTGTTGTTCTGATAACCTACCATCTTTTCGGTTACGCATCATCTCCATGTCTTGTGATATCTCTTTTGGTATTTTATATTTAGGTCTTTGAGCAAGAAGACTCTCTAATCTTCTTTGTCTTTTTTTCTTGCCAAATATACCAGAGGCTGCTTGAGCCAAACCACCTAAGGCTTGTATACCTCCTCCGATTAATCCTGCTGTAACTATTCCTGCCATGATTTTTCTTTTTTATTATATTCTTCTATTGTTATTGAGTACAAATTATCTTGCACCTCATCAATGTCTTTTGTGTTTGTTGGGTTTTTATGCACATTAATAAATAAACATTCCTCCGCACAAACAATAAATCTTTTTGCCCCTTTTATAGATCTAGCATAACAAGGTGCTACATGTTCTACTGTTTCACCATCTGTCGTAACAAATATTCTACCAGATAGTAAAAACCAAAAATGATCAGTATGATGTATCGCACTAACCACAAATGACCCTTCAGGCATTCTCATTTTTCTCATATATAATTGATCTGAGAAATCATGAGTTATTTTAAATTCTTCATTATTTACTAATGTCTTACCATCTCCATATATACCATCTCGATCATTGTTAGCAATCATTACATTTTGTAAATCTTCAAGTTTTTGCTTGTAGTTACTAACTCCAGTTTCACCTTGTTTTTTGACTGCCTCCTCTTGAACCATTTGTTGTATGTCCTTTACTTGTTATATATCCGATGTTAGAATGTTTTACTTCTAAATCTTCTTGTCTGAAGGTCATAAATACTTTTAAGTATTGACCTCTTAGTTTTGTCCCTCTCATTAACTTATCACCATATGTTGCATTATCACCTACATTAGGGTCATTAACATCTCCAAACATATCAGAGTAATAAGTACCTTCTCTTTCTATATAATCACCTTTTACAAGGTCACTATTCATTGTCCAGTTATCTATCGTTTCAAACTTTGCTAATGATGGTTCTGAATTACCTTCCACAGAATGTGTTAAAAACACCTTAGGCTGCGATGGTTCTATATTCTCAACATAACAAACTTGAGTAGGATATTTACCATTGTAAAAATAGTTTTTATTATTCGAATCGTCATGAATAAACAATCGTCCATTTACAAATGATGCGAACCCGGTTTTATAAGTTGAAAAATACTCAGGAGTAAAAGAATATCTAGTTACCCATCTTTGAGCCGCTTCACTCCAAGCAAGTGTAGTTCTTTTCCCAACAGAAATTTGTTCTTCTATCTCTTCTACCTTCTTAAATATTCTGACATTTGTTGTCCACTCATAATCACCTGCATTGCTGTTTGTATAATTAAAACATATTTCTGGACTCGAACCATGTGTTGCGGTAACCGAAACCTCAACCCCTGAATTAGAATACCCACTTGCTAAATCATTAGCAGAAAATATATTTGTATCTGCATAACCCATAGTAATATCTAGATCTACTTCTGGAGTTATTGCTGTATCGCTATCTATAATTTTAAATATTACACCACCTTTATAAAAATCTCCTACAGAAACATTATCTGTAGTGGTCATACGTCTAACTGCTCTAACTCTAAATTTATGATACTTTTGTCTACCAAAAGTTGCACCACCTCCAGAGTTTGGGTTAAAAGACATACTAATAACAGGAGTTGTTGTAGTTGGACTAGCACTTTCCCAGGAAGCCCAGTAATTTTTTACAATAGCCCATGAGTGATTTTTTCTTAATTTAGAACCACCATTTGCAACAATTACAGGATCTAAAACATCCATTAAATTATACAAAGTACTTAACTCACCTTGTGTTGGTAGATACCAATCATCATAAGTAACACCGCTTATAGTCCTTGAAATATCTGATGCTATTTTAGCAGCGGAAGTTTCATGTTTTGGTTGGCTTATTATTTTATTAGTATTGTATACACCATCAGATGACGTGGCACCCGCATAAAAATTTTCATTAGTTTGCCAAGCACCATTTACATAACTTCCACGAACATTACTCCAATGAATGTTTTGTGACTGTATTGCCTGATAATCACTTCGAGTTATATTTTCTTCTGCTATAGTATGAGGAGTTCCTTCTTGTAAATCTACAATATATACTGTTTTATCTGTGGTAGTAGGCACCTCATTATGTATGTCGAAAACTATTTTTATTTCGTCTCCTGGATTAAAGTCAGTATTTATACAAAAATTACTCATATTTTTTTATGGTTGAAATGACGAACTTGCTTGATTAATAGTACCTTGTATTGTAACAGGTGTGTTGCTTCCTGTTAAGTTTGGAATACCATCAAATAAGTTCACTTTTAAATTAATATATCTACTACTACCAGAATAATTTGCAGGAATGTACACCTGAACAGAGTCTATAGTTTGTGTATTTGTAAACGCTACCGCTACTTCTTCACCTTCTATAATAGAAGTACTAGCAGAAATTACAAATGTTATGTCTCCCGCTACTATTCCTGTTGTTACATTTTTAGTAACATCAACCTGTACATATCCACCGTTACCTGAAACACTATTACTTTGCAATGTAAACCCTCCAATACCCACTGAAGTATCTGCTGTGGTGAAGGTTTTCACATCACCATAAGAAGTACCTACATCATTTTTAGCATATGCCCTCCAGTAATATTGTGTGCCTGATACTAACAAAGTATTAAGACTTGTATAAGTGTAAGGGAATGAATCAATAGCAACTTGAGGTGCTAGTATTTTTACAACACCTGACTCACCTATAGTAGGAGTGTTGTCGCTTGATGAGAAAACCCAACCTCTTTCTGTAATACCATTTGTCCCTGCTGTTGATCCTCCATTAGAAGTTATAATTCCTGTAAACCTATTGTTAGTAGAACTGAAACTATCAGAGGTTACTGCGGGTGCTGTATTACTTGCTGATCCTGTAGCCTGGTTATAAACAAACACCATATCTTGTTCCAAAGTTAGATGTTAAATATGCTTTTGCGTATACTGTTGTGTCTGCACTTAATCCTGTTATAGTGTGTGACATATCAGAAGTACTTCCTGATAAGGCAACCTTGGTCACCCCAGATTCTCCTATTGAAGGATCAGTGTCTGTAGTAGAATAAACAAACCCGAATTCTGTTGCTGTTTCTTTATTTAAAACTATAGATGAATTTAAACTTAATCCTGATGCTGTTATATCATCAAAAGTAAAACTACCAAATACCGCTCTTTTAAGTGGTCTGGAATCTATAACTATAGAGTCTATATCTTCATCAATACCTGTGATAGTGATGTTAAAAGTTCCTGGTTGATAACCTATAGTTGTGCTTGACGCAGTTATTGCAGTAGCGTTTGTAGTAATTCTATTTGCTGCAATATCAGAACAAACCCCTAACTCACATTCTGTAAAATTAGTAGAGTTATTGTCTGCTATACCAAATTGCCATGGGACTGTAGAAGTACAAGGTATTGTTAACGTTCCATTAGAAGGGACTAAACTTTTTTCCTCAAACATAGGAAAAGTACCATCTGTAGCATCTGTAACTCTTATTGGTGTATTACCACTTGTTTGTGCTCCGAAATCTAATTCAGTATCATTTGTATATGTTATTAAATTAGAAACAACAATAGCAGACAACCTTGGTTGAATAACTCTATTCAATTGTAGAATTATATGTTCTACATCGCCAAATACACCAGATATTGTTAAAGTACCAGAACCAGAAAATTCATTATTAGATGACGTGAAACCACCTGTTGTGGCATTTGTTACAGTTATATTAGATCCTGATGGAGTTTGAACAACACCAGATGGTATCGTAAAAGTATACGGACTATTAAATGTTATAGTACCGACACCATCAATTACAGTCATTTCAAACTGCATTTCCCAAGGTTTAAATATTTCAACTGTTACAACTTTTGATGTTGGCTCACTACCCTCGTTTGTTATTTCTATAACCGGTGTGTCAGGATAATATGGGTCCTGCTGTAACACAGTTGTAACCTCTCCTGTTCTTGGTATAGTTAAAATATATTCTGAGTTATAGTCATCATACGTTCCAACTACAAAATGACGTATTGTGTCGCTATTTATTATATTAGACTTTTCTTTAAAGAAAGTTTTCATTTTAACATCCCCAATGGCAGTCAAACCATTATTGTCATACTTTATTACTGTTTCATTTTTTACATCAAACCAAAAAGCCTTTCCCTCATTAACAACAAATGATTCGGGGTGACTTGTACCGTATGAACCTCGTAATGTATTCATTGTTCCAATAACACCTGAGGAAACCGCTAAAAACTGACCTCCACTAGATGTTTGCTGTAATTGTTGTTCACCCAAATAAATACCTGTTGTTTCATTTTCAGAAACCGCTAACAATACAGATCCTGTTGATTGAGTTTTACTTGTCACTTGCAAAACTCTCAAAGGTCCTGTAGCATCATCTAATCTTTTCTCATCTAATGCACTAAATTTTGATAGTCCATTTATTTTACTTCCAGGAATTTTTGTTTCACTAAAAACAATACCAGTAGTTTTTTTCTGACTACTAACTTCTGAAGGAACTAAATTGGGCTTACCTGTTATTTGAATCCAGTTTAAAAAATAATCATTACTTGGATTCATTGATTCTGATTTGTAAGCAAATTCTTCTGCAAAATCAATTAAAAGAGAATATGTTGTTCTTACATCTCTACCTCCACCAACTTCTGTTTCCCTTGACTCAACAATCATAAAAATATCAGAACCATCGGATAAACTAACATTTGCTCCTGGGGCTGTACCATCAGAATCTAATATTTTTATACGTTGATTACCCCCATTGGTGTTATCCATTTTCCCTCTACGGAAACTAAAAGCATATTTTCTATTCTGAAATGCTGATGCACACTGAGTTCCAAAAGTGGTTTCCCAAAACAATTCTTCTAATGAAACAAAGGTTTCAGTAATAAGATTTCCTGGATATTCTACCTCCCATTCATGCGTAAAATTGTTAGGCCCTACTGGATTTCTTCTTTCTATATAATAAATTTTTATCCTAGACCCTTGAAGTATTGTACCCCCTGGAGGCGGCTTATATAAAGCCATGGTTTTATCAGCCAGTTGATCCATATTAGAATTTGTCGCAGTTTTTGCAGATACAACCCATCTATCATTAAGAGTATGACCTGTAGTATTTTCAAAAGTAATTACAACACCACCTGATAACGATTGAGCACTTCCTGTTATGCTTATAGGACTAGAGTAACTAGTTGAAATTCCTAATTGCACTCTACTTCGTCTTCTCCACACAAAAGTGTCGGTACTACCTGTAGAGTTTATTTTAATATCATATCTGTAATCATCAGATTCAGTATAATTACCTACACCTGTGTTTGCTGATAGATCGTTTTCTCCTGAACCATAAAATATAGGAAAATCTATATATGCTACATTACCTTGAATTGGAGAGTCTTGTGATGATGTTGATCTCTGTTTTCCTTCATGAAAGTGATCTTCTATAGCAGATAAATCTGCTGCTAAACTTCTTACATATACATCTCCTATTAAGTTTCCAGATGTATCAGAATAAGTTCTTTGACCTCCTGATTCTATTATCCTTCCATTAAATGCTTCGTAATAAAACTCGTTTGGTTGTATTTTATGAGGACTATATATTTCATATATAATAGAATAATCCAATGCAGACAATACTGTTGTATTTAAATAATCAGATTCATTTAAATCTATAAGATTACACAATACATATCTTCCTTCCTGGCCTGTTATAGCCATTTCTATTATTCTATCTTTAGTTATTAATTTAATACGGTCACCCTCCTGATATGTGTAACCCTGTTTATATGATGTTAAATCACCTAAACCTATTGCAACACCTTCATGATTTGGATCAAAAGTAACATGTTGGTTATCTGAAAATGTACCATTAGGAGTTCCTGATATTCCTTTATTGTCATTTTCATTATTAGTTGGATAATTGTTTTCTACAAAGACACTAAACCCTCCATTAGAGTCAATTTTATAATATCTAATACTATCAGAAAGATTTGTTATAGTAAAATCTTTTATTAAATTCTTTGTTCTTACTATTGCATAGTATTCAGCCCAATCAGGTATTATACTATTGGCAGTTTCTGTATTTAAATTAAAATTTATAAAAGCATTATATGCGTCAAGTTCTAATTCTCTTTCTGGAGTTATAACTTTCATAGCATTGTCAGTTAAAACACCACCAGTTCTTCCTGCAAAATCAAAAAAGGCTAAACCAATTTGATATGCAGAAGCATGACTAAAACTTACTTTACCACCTCTATCTCTGTCGTATTGATTAAAACTGTCGCTAAAAGACTGTGTGATTATATTTAAATCTATATCAGTGCTTTTTAATTGTCTTGTGTTTAATCTACCTTCTTTTATATTTCCTAAAAACAGTCTATTCCTTGCAATACTTAATGCTTCGGCTTCATATGGGATTGTGTCATATAACTTAATTGAATTAACATCATCAACAGCAAAACCTAAAACATCGTTGTAAAAATCTGCTGAAATCGCACCCTCTATATTATTTTTCTGTGCTGCAAATTCTGTTGCATGTGTTATATTATCAAACTCTTTCCATATAAAATAAGATGTGTCTTTGTCAAATTTAACAGCATATTGTATTTTATGCACATCTTGTGATATACCATATGACTCTGCCTCATATAATGGAAAATCAACTTTTATTTTTCTAGACGTTTTATGATTATCATCATCTATGTCTTGATTTGGATAATGATATGAAGTAGGTGAAAAAACACTTGTTTCACCATCTTTATACACATATCTATAAGCAAAAGTATGTGATCTAGATTTCAAAAAAGATGTGTCTCTATCTGTATCTTCCATAACTGTAATTTGTAAAGGAAGCATTGGAGGTTTTCTTATAAGAGTAACAATAGATTTACTTATCGGTGTTACATATGCATTTTCTGAGGTAACATAATCCGTATGATTTGTTTTAATACCTCTCTCAACATTAATTCTAAAAGGCTCTCTTCCATCAACACCTGTCCAATATAAAATATCATCAATATATCCTATACCAGTTATTGGTTTATCTGGATTAAAATTTAACGAGTATGTTGAATCTAAGTTGTTGTCAGACAATACTTTAAATATATTATCCTCTTCAGGTTTATAACAATATATAGTGCTTACATTGTTGTCTTTATTTACTAAAAAATAAAAAACATTATTAGTTGTAAAATCCTCATAAGATCCAACAACTTTTACATTATAAAATGATTGGTAATTAGGCACTAGTCTTGTTCCATTTACATTAGATATAGAACCGGCCTTGCCCTCAGAAGAAGATACAACCCTTACATTAAGAGCATCTAAATTGTCTGCTTCAGTATGTGCAAAGAAAGAATCATCGGCATTGATGCCTGCTATAAATGTTTTTTTTGAATTCTCCATTCTTAAGATTTAACAGCCGCATATGTATGTGATCTTAATGACTTAAGAACATCATCTAATGACAACTGATAGTTTCTACTTCTATATCTTTTGTGTGCTTGTAGCCACTCTTCTTTAGCCATCAACTTACCGTTCATTGGCATATTTCTATCATGTTCTGAAAATCTCCAAAGTATATACCTTTCTACAGCATCGGCTGCATAAGCGGGTAGTGTTGTAGCATCTGAAGCAGACTCTGTTGTAGACGTGGTTATGTAGTCTATAACAATGTGTTTTGCATTATGCAATGATGGATCCAACATAATTTTATTTCTTTCAGGTATTACCATAAAAGAATTTTTATAAGTTGGCTTATGTCCAAAATGTCTTCCTATATGTTCACTCTTATCATTAGAATGAGTATCATTATTATCAGAATATATTAAACCCTGGTCTGTTTCTACATCCGGATATGCAATTTGATTACCATCTGAATCCAAATTCATTAATCTGTTATATGAATTTTTTTCAATCAGGTTTTTTACAAACTGTCCGTTTTCCCATCCAACTCTTATATAATCTACATAATCGCTAGGTATAGTAACCTCTCTATTTGAGTCAACTGTAAGTTTTACTGTTTTAATCTTCATACCAGAATCAAATCCAATCTCTCTTACAGCCTTTAGACCATAATGTAAATACTGCATATAATAATGTATAGGTCGCCCCGAAGTAAGTAGGGCAGATCTTATTATTTCATCTAATTTATATACTCTCATATCTGACTATTTGAATCTGATGCTTTATCTACTACTTTAGGTAGTGCACCAATTAACGTTAAAACTTCTTTTACAACCATCTCTTCCATCTCTACAGGTATCTGCAAGTAATCATATTCTCCTTGTATAGAAGGGTCTACAACTAATAACTTTATTTTTACTTTACTAGCATTATATGGGCTTTCTGTAATATCAGTTAAAAAGTTTATGACATTACCTTCCGCCCAATATCCTACTTGTGTTTCTAAATATTTTAATGATGATTGACGATCTATTAAAGTATGCTGTCCTGTTTGTAATGGAATATACTCAGTGTCATCTTTAGCATCACCATTAGAATCTATATTTGTACCTGTTACACTCCAAATTCCCATATTTCTAGGTAGGGATATAGGAAATACAGGTAAAACTGCATGAACATAAGGATTACTTGTCGTGTTGCTAATTAGATTTACTACATATGTTGTAATCATTGTGTGCGGAGGAAACATGTCTCCTGACTGCATATTAACAGCCATATGTTCTGTTTTAAGCAATCTATTTATTACTTGACTAACCAGTAAATTTATATCATCCCTTGATATTTCTTTCTCATCATTAGGACTACCACCTGAATATAACCTTAATATTTGATCTGTTATTTTTCCTTTTGTTATCATAGTCCTGTTTGATTTTTAACTTCTGAGTATTGGTATACATTTAGATCTTCTATATGAACACCTAGAGATACTAATGCTTTATTTATAATATCGTTAATACAATCCTCTGGCCAATTTAAATCTACAGATGCCACTAAAGAATATGAGGCACCTGCTGAAACAGCAGTACCATCAGGAAGAGTCAAAGCGTTAGATGCAGTAAATGTTGCTGCTGATGTAGTTGAAGGATTGTGTACTATTTTCCTACCATCAACCACATGACTAAATATAGGCTTTACAGGTCTGCTTAAATACATAATATAACCTGAGTGTTGAACTTCAGGAAATAATTGAATTTTTTTACCTTTATCACCAAGTATACCAATAGGAGATGTAGTTGAAGGTGCAGACACTTGAGAAACTAATCTGTCTGCCAACTGATCTTCGTTTACCACTTTTACAGGCTTGCTATAGGTTCTGTTTGCTGTTCCTGTAGAAAAAGCAATAGTTCCATCTGTGATTGTATATGTGTTATTTGGTGTACTATTTAATGTACCAACAACATATACTCCTAATAAATGCAAGTATTCTGTTAAATTTGCAAAATCTATAATTCCTGCACTATTGCTTGTAAACTGTTCCCTTCTCTTAAAAAACCTTAAATCATCTGCTATTTTCTGAGTTTGACCGTAAGCAATAGGAGGTATAGGTCTACCAGGCTGATGTTGTTTAGGGTTGCTATACAACTCCATAAACTTAGACATTTGACCTCTGTCAATAGCCGCATCAATATCATCGTGTGATATATACCCAGTAGTTTCCTTGTTAAGTATGAATACTATGTAATCATGAATCTCCTTTATTGTCATCTTGCTCTACATTTGCAGGAGCAGGTTCCATAATTTCACCTGATTGGATATCAATAGTAACTTCACCGTAAGATTCTTTTAAACTATTTTGAATCTCTTGTTGTTCTGCAACCGATTCATTCCAAAGGTTTAGTAATTCTTCCTTCCTTAGATCATACGATTGTTTCGCTATTACCATATCAGCCAACTTGGCTTTTATTTCAAACTGCTTCTGATTGTTCTTTTGAACTTTTTCTAGTTCCGCTTTTTTTAACTTTGCCATAATAAATATTTGTTTTGAATTTTGTTTATACAAATAAAGTGAAATAATATAAAGGACCTGTATTTTTTTACTGTCCAGTTTTTATATGAAAATAAAGGTTTTTTCGTGACCTAATTTTACAGACATATCAAAGTTGATGTCATAACCTGCTGCTTTTATCTTTCTAAAAAACACAACGTCTTCTCCGTAATTTTTATCTGCCTGATCATCAAACCATAAAGGAGGTGTGAGTTTGTCAAATACTTCTTTTTTAATAAGCGTGAATCCTAAACCTCCAAAGTCTCCTTGGATCATTTGATCTTCATGTTTTTTAACATATTCATCGTTTATCCAATCGCCTCCTTCAGATTGTTCTCCTCCTACCCATGCTGACCAAGCGTCATCTGGCTTTATTCTATATATACCCGATACAACAGGTACGTCTCTAGATAATAAGTTTTGTAAGTTTTGATGGGTAAAAACCATATCTGAATCTATACACAGCATGTAATCAAAATCAAAATCACCACAATAGGGCTGTGCTGAATTGTGAGAAGTACCCATGACTTTATCTCTAGAAGTTTGTATAAGAGAACTATAATCTATGTTAGATGTAAAAACATATCCATTGTTTACAATCCACATTATTAAATTTGTCCAAGAATTTAAAAAATTATTAGAAAAACTATTTCCTGGTGAGGCTATAAAAATTCTAGGTTTTTTAACTTTATCGCATTCTACGCAAGGTTCGTCTGTTGTTTTTGTCATTTTGTTGTTTTTGTTGTTAAAGTTCTATACCATTAAATATGCTTTCAATATTATATGTTTGACTAGTAGAATCATAAAAAGAAAGTATCATATTGTTATTTCCCGGGTATCCTAAATATGCCCAGTTTGAACTTTGAGGATATGCACCTGCTCTCCATCCTGTTTGTCCAAATAAAACTTTACTTCCACTTGAACTATTTGTTTGATATATATTATTACCAACAAACCAAGAAGATCCCGCACATTGATGAATGTATGCTGTAGACCAGGAAGATGAATTAAATCTTTGGCTTATACCCGTATTTCTAGCGTTATATTTTCCTTGTGATCCTGTATATGTAAACGCTGTTGATCCTCCACTACCTAATATTAAGACCGCCTGCATAGTCCCACTTGAAGCACATGTCCCTCCCACATAAAATTGATCAAAAGACGCATATCTTGTTTGTGAAGAATTTGGTTTTGATACAAATATTAAAAGTAATTCTGTGGTAGAATTTAAAGTTCCAGTAAAGGTATTATATCCAGATGAGTGTGTGTGTACTAAAGTTTGATTAGTAGTTGAATATCCAGAGTTTGAAGATATTCCCGCTCCTTTATATACAAAAAAATCACATTGTGTATTGTCGTTTCTGTATACTCTTAAATTATAAGAAACAGATTGTCCTGTATTATTTTGATATCTAGCAAATCTAGTGACAGGAGTATTTTGACCTCCTCCCGGATTTACTCCTCCGGTCGCCCCCGCTAATGCGGTAGAACTTGAACAACCAGTCTGTGTTCCTGGTTGACTAAAATTATGATCAACTATTTCTAAACAATTAGCACTTCCTCCTGTTGGTGGCGAAGCATCATGATCATAACCATACCATTCACTCATTTGATGAGGTGTGTTTCCATCAGGTTTACTTGATGAATTTTGATTAGTCCCATCGTAATTACCTGCACCAGTAGTAGCGTCAGTTAAAGAGACATTAGGAAAATAATTTGACTGCCATGTTCCTATTGGAACACCGTTGCTATAATTATCGTGTGTTTTCTCTTTTGCTAATCCCCATAAAGAAATTGTTCCGCTACTAGGTACTGCCATTTATTCTTCAGTTTCTGTATTCTGTGCATTTAATTCTTCTTCACCTGGAGGTAAAACTTCCCAAGGCATAACATCAGGTTTTATGTATTTTTGCTGTTCTATTATGTTTATTTGATTATCTAAAACCTCATAAACCCTTAACTCTTCATCTTCAGACAACCTACACCAATCCTGAGCCATCTCATAAGTAACGTCATTGTAATTAACAAAAGACTCTGGGCTTGGTGACCCCATCATTTTCACTCCCTGAAAATTTGTTATGGTTCCTGTTTCAGATGTAGCCTCATATCTCCAATCTATCTTTGTGACAACATTGATTAGTTCTGAATCTTCATCAATATTTTGTACAGGTTGCACATAAATTTGATCAATTAATAATAAATAAGTATTTGCCATAATTTTATTTTTTACAATTACAAGCCCTTTCTTCACAAGCGGCCATCTGTGCTTTTAATTCATCTATTTGTTTTTGTTGCTCTTGCATAGCACCAATTAATGTTGAAACTAAATGTTCGTAGTCTACTTGTTTGTACTCTTCACCTTCTGATTTTTCATCGTGATGTCTAGACTGAACTCTAACTACCTCAGGGACAACTTCTTCAACCTCTTGAGCGATAAGACCAATTTCTTTAACTCCTTCTCTTGGTCCTTCTTTCCATGTATATTCTACAGGATTTAAAGATAAGATTTTTTCTAGGTTATTTTCAGTTGTTTTAATATTCGTTTTTAATCTTCTGTCAGAAAAACTATAGTATGCAACAACATCGTTAGCCATTCTAAGAAGACCCGCTGATGAAACTGTACCACAATAACCACCATTACCAGTACCAAAATATATGTTTGTTGAAGCCCCTTCATAGTAATTTAAATATAAAGAGTGTCCATCTTCTGAATCTATATGTAAATTACCATTGGTAGTTTTTATTGTCGAATGCTTACTATCGGAGGCATAACTATATAACCTTAACACTCTTTGGGCTCCATCAGTTGTACTTCCAACTTTTACGTCTCCAATAGCACTTATTTCTCCATCACACTTTATTTTATTTGGTCTTAATTCACCAACAAAATCAAAGTAAGCATCTGATGCTGATGTTGCTTTCCATGTATGTGTTACATAACTAGTAGCGTTATAATACTGTCTAAAGTTTAATGTAGTACCATTAGAAGCAGTTGATCCTGTTCTGTAGTGATAATAGTGATTACCGTTTGCATCATAAGAATTATAATATAAATGAGCCGCAAATTGATTAAGATTATTAGTAAAGTTGTAAGCCTTTGTCAAAGTCTGATTTGCATCTAATCTTACATACCTAGAATCATGGTAATGAGTAGCAGGAGCAAAATCTGCAGCATGTTTTCCATCAACCTTATCTGCATCAAGACCTCCTCCAGTACCTAAAGTAAAATTATGTGAAGTCCATACATTTGTCCATGGATTCCAACCTTGACAACAATCTCTTAAAGATCTAATTTTTAATGGTGTAGTTGATGCATTAACCCAATCAATAGAAAGTTCAAAACCTTGGTTAGTGTTTGACATAAACTGTGCTGTAGTGTCATATGTGTGAGGTCTGTTTGCTCCTGTATTATAACCTTCATAAATAGTAACACCCGCCCCATAGTTATCTCTATAGTCGCCACTTGTACCACCGCTTGCAATATAATCTTGATTATTATAAACTCTTACAAGTTGATCACCTGAAGGTATTGTAGGTGCACCTGTCAAGTTAGTGTAAGCCATAGTACCTAACTCAGTATAAGTAGGTTTATGACCTTCGTGATATACTTCATTTGAACCAACTTGTAATTTAACACCTGTGCCAGTAATCCTTAGAAGATTGTCATTTGAATCATCTACTACCGCTAACGAGATATCACCTGCTGAACCACCACCAAATACAATACCTTCCCCTGGGTCGTTAATCTGTAATTGATTAACACCTGAAATATTAAAATTACTACCGCTTATTCCGTTGGTTAATGTTAGGCCATTGATTCCTCCTGACGCTGTTACAGTCCCACTAAAAGTTCCTCCGTTTGCGGCAGATACAAAGTCTGTAGGAGTCGAAGCAAACGCACCTGAGCCAAGGTTTCTCAGAACAACAACACCATTACCATCTAACATAAGAGATGATGTTTCACTATTATCTACTCCTATTTGACTTATTACTATGTTTTTAGGGTCTTGTGCAGTATTTCCAATAAGTAAATCACCATTAACAGTAACGTCTCCTGAAAAAGTTCCACCATTAGCAGCAGACACAAAGTCTGTTGGGATTGTGTCTGTTATACCATAACCTGATAGAGTAGTAGGAGTACCTGTAATTGTAGTCCAGGCTTGATTATGGGCACTTGGTGCAAATGTTGATGGTTTACCTTGTATATTATCCCACCTTGCATCAGGTGTTTTTTGCACATCATCTAAGTTAGTTATTGAATGACTAGATACATTTGATATCGACCAACTATCTCCCCAAGATGCAGCGGCAGAATTGGCATTATAACCTAGCCATAAGTTTTGAGCAATTATTTGTGTGTAGTTTTGATCACTTCCACTCATTAAAAAACAAACCTTACCGCTTGAGTTAGCACCCACTTTAAAGGTTAATCCTGATGCTAAATTTGGATTATCAGTAGTATATTTAAACCCAAGAAAACCACTATTACTTTCAGGGTTCCAGTATCCAAATACATTTATCTTACCCCCATCTTTAACATCAGCATAATCATTTTCATATATAATTTCAAAACCTCCCATTGAATAACTACTTTGTGGGACGTTTGTTTCTATAAGCCAGTAAGTATTTCCGCTACTATTATCATTATATGTAGCGTGAATCTTATTCCAAGTATGCATGTCATTGTCACCCTGAACTCCATGATTTATATATTCTTTTACAGCATCAGTTATACCATACCCAGATAATGTAGTAGGTTTAGAAGTTAATGAAGCAAAAGTATGTGTATGTGAACTTGGTGCGAATGTAGATGGTTTAGATTCAATTTCACTCCAGGTAGGTTTGTGACCTTCAGAAAATATAGCGTTACCATTATGTTTTAAAAGACTACTTGAGTGTGTTGTAAAAGCGATACCATCTCCTGAATCATTTTGAGAACTAATATCTAATACAGATCCTGCGTGTCCACCATGGTTTGTCGTATGTCTTATTTTAGCACTATCTGTGAAATCTGTTACACCTTCTTTATCAAACCCAGTAAAATCAATTGTTCTATCTGCGTTTGTAGTGGTTGCTGCTCCTGTTAGGAGTATATTACCATGAACACTTATAGAATCTGCAAAAGTTCCACCATTAGCAGCAGACACAAAGTCTGTTGGGATTGTAGGCTTATTTAAAATAAATGCATCGCTAGTAGTAGTTGTCTCATCCCAGTCAGCCTGAACGTTTGCCTCAGCATCTGACGGTGCGAAAGATGTTGGTAATCCAGATATGTCTACTCCATCAACTGTGGCATTTGCTGCCATTACAATATTTCCTTTAAACTCTGCGTTTTTGCTTTTATCTAGCCTAAGAACAAGGTTTGGTGAGTTAGCACCTCCTGAATCTGTGTAAAATTCTAAATACCCATCTGCTGTATTTCCAGTGCTGTCTGTACCACCTTTAATAGCCGCTCTTAATGTTTTGTTATAACTACTACTACCATAGTAATTATCTGTAAATGTAATTATAGAACCTTTTTGATCTGTATCACTTTCCCAAGTGTTAAATAAATCAAGATGAGCGTTATTTGCTGATATGTTAGTTTGAGTAATATGTTGTGATTCTCTGTTTATTGTTAATCTACCCCCTGCTGTTAAAGTACTTGAGAAAGAACCTGCGGTTGCTGTCAACCCTTGGATTTCCATATTTTTATTAACCTCTATATGCTCACCACCATTAGTAGTAATAAACCTCATATAAAGATCAGTGCCTTGTTTAAACTCTACAGCAGCACCTGCGTTATCACTCATTAATATATCTACACCACCACTTAAAGTAAGATCTGCGTCTATGGTAACCGCACCATTAAAATAACTTGTTCCATCATTGTAGAAATCATAATTAGCATGAACATCAGTTGACTTTACAGCAAACTTTCCTGAAACATTACCAGAAGACATTTTTGCATGGTCTGTAATTACCAAACTATCAGAAAAGGTCCATCTAGTGTTAGCCTCATCCCATATTAATGTTGCGTTAGATCCTACAATAGTAATTCCTGAACCTTGACTAGATGCCTCGGTACCACCATAATTTAGTGATATATTTTTGTCCTCTACATTTAATGTAGCAGTATTAATTACAGTTTGACTACCATTGACAAATAAATCACCGCCAACAGTAACGTCTCCATTACTTGTATAAGTATCAGATGTAACTAATAAATGTCTTTTTGATGATGTAACTGTAGCCATATTATCTTAATCTTTTACGAGTTATTTTAAATTTAATGTTTGAGTTTTTAGCAGCGTCATGCATAGAACCGTATGATACAGTTAAAGGACCTCTATTACCTACATAATATGGAGCCCTGTCTGGTCTACCACCTGCTACTATTTTTACTCTTAATTCTGTTCCAGTAGTTGTAAATGTATGTGCCTCATCAGAGGTTCTATCATACGTTTCCCAAGTACTACCATTATTATTAGATACATATACAGTTAAGGTACAGTTTGCAGGAACCTTAAATAAGTCTGCATTACCTATAAATACCATATCAACATTTGCACTATTAGCCAGTGTAAATGTACCATGAACTAATTCCCAATTACCAATTAATTCATTCGGATCATCATCTTCATCCCATATAGCAAACGAATGACCATCAAGACCATAACCCATTTGTATCCAATATTTTGTTCCGTTTGCAGAAGACATTAAGACCATAGGTGTGCCATAATCTAATCTAAGAGATCTACCCCGACCTCCTGTTGTTGTGTCCTCTACAGCACCATCGTGTCTTAATACAGTAGCGGTTTGCTGATTATCCCAATCAACAAAACCTCTTATTGTAGCCCAACCTCTGTCTGCATGTGTTGGACAATGATCAGGATATCCAGGACTTTTATCCATAGGTGTACCAGATGTTTTTTGATACTTAGTACCAAACCTAAAGTTCACAGGAAATTCTAAATTATTTGTCCATTGATTATATAACTCCACTCTTTTTATAACTGTTGGAGCATTTCCTGACATACATGGTGTAATATTTAATTTTAACAGCCTTGTACTTCCACCTACACAAACTATGTTAGGTTCATTTACAGGGTCTGGTATAAACAAACCTTTTTCATATGCATCATCTCCTTCACCTGCATCTGAAACATCACACCAAACTAATTCTGGTGTTGAGGTAGATGCATCTAATACAAGATTAAAACTTCCGTTATAATGAGGCATATAAAAAATTCTATCGTTTATCTCATCATAAAAAATAGTGTACCTATATGCGTTTCTATCCATTGCAGCAGAACCAGATTTCATATTACTTGAAGACGTTGCATCTAATCTTTCTTCAGTACCAGTGTTTAGATTTCTTCTCATTACTTTTTTGTAATGATGAGCGTCATGATCTCCTGCATAAATCCATTCACCCGCTGCACATAAACCTCCTTCGTAACTTGTACCAACTCTGTTGACATATCCATTACTATGGTCTTGAGACCCTATGAAACTATCAGGATTACTATGAGAAGGTCTAGAGTCTTTAACAAAAGTAGTCCCTCCGTTTGTACAACCACTATAATCAAAAGTTGTGTAACCCTCTACGTTGTAGGTCATTACAACTCCTAGTTTATTTACTTTATCTATAGCAACAGACTGTAAGTGATTATAAGTAGAACTTGTGTCTCTGTATAAAAATTGATTCTCCCAATATATCCTAGTTAAAGTACCATCGTTGTTTAGTCTACGAACAGCAAAACCATCACCCCAACCAACTGTAAAAAGCAAGTCACCATCTATTTCGTAGCCACTTGTAAAACCAATAACTCTATCTCCACCATCATAATCACCACTACCTGATTTACTTTTATAATTAGACATACCTCCCTTATGTACAGGAAGGATACCAAACTGTCCTCTACAGTGAGTTATCATACATCCTGTTGTAGATATATCATTATCTTTAGTAAGTCTTACAGTTTTAAATGCCATCTATTTCGTTTATTTTATCTTGTGCTTCTTTTAAGCCTTGTTTTAATAATCTATAATGTTGTTCGTCTGGAACACCTATGTTCTCTTCACACTCTATATCTTTTAATCTTTGGTTTTTAACCCAAGTCCAAAATTGTTTGTTTTCTCCTCCTCTCATTATGCTATTGTTGTTTCTACCCAAAATTGATGGTAGTTACCATTATTTGCTCCACTGATCTGATACATGTAACTGGTGTTTAAACCAGAATATATTAGAGTTGCAGAAGATCTTGATAAACTACCTTGAGTAGCGTGTTCATGTTTATATACATTGTATGCTGATACAAACCTTGCGTTTGCACTAGGCGGATCCCACTGTACATAATAAGCAGTATTTAAATTAACTACGCTCATGTTAGTAGGTTCTAGTGGTGTTGTTACAGAGTAAGACTTACTACCTGTTAGAGGTGATGAGTATACTCCGTTTTTAACCGCATACACTCTATATGCTTGTGTTCCTGTTGCATCAAATGAATCGTCAATTATTGACATGGTCGCCCCAAAATCAGCAGGAGGAATCACAGATATCAATCCATAATCCCCACCATCTACAGAACTAAATACTAAATAGTAATCTATATTAGTTGTTGTAGATGCTGTAAAGGTTACATTGATTGTACTGTTTACAATTGTTGTTGAAAGATTTGTAGGTGCGTTAACGGTTAAAGTGTATTTTTTGGCTCCAACAAAAGTATCTCTAGCAAAACTAATTAAGGTTGTAGAAAATGTTGCGGTAGGATCTGCATTATGCGTTGCTCCATTACCTATTTGAACAGTTCCACCTCCGTTTGTTATATAAAAAGCACCTCTGTTCCCATTTAAACCATACCCACTAAATCTAGCGTTTCCATCTGCAGGGACTGCATTTGTTACATCAATATCATCAGCAATAAATACATTAGCGGCTTTTACTTGACCTGCAAAAGATGCATTTCCATTTTCTGATCCATCTAAAGTTAAAGCAACTACATTTGTTGAATTATCCTTAACTCTAAATTTTATGTCTTTATTATTTGCGTTGTTTGCAATATATAAAGTATTTCCTGTATCTTTTTCTATAAAAGAATCTTGGTCACCATTTATATTTAAAACTGAATTTAAGCCTGTAGCGGGTGCTATTGTTAAAGCACCAGTAAGAGTACCTCCACCAATAGGCAAGTACAACCCATCATGATCACCATGGTCTGTAGGTATTGTAGGTTTGTTAAGTATAAGTGCATCTCCACTTGTTGCATTCCAGTCCGCCTGCACATTCTTTTCAGCATCAGTAGGGGCGAAGGAAGTTGGTAAGGAACTTATATCTACACCATCAACTGTTCCTGCTACAGTAATATTTCCAGTAACGTCTAATGAATCATCAACTTTTACACTACCAGATCCGGATGAAAGAGCAAGTTGATAATTAGAAGCGGTTTCTATTGCTCCACTTGCGTGAAGTCTTAGTGCGTCAGGATCGTTAGTACCATGTATACTTACATAATCACCATAATTATTATCATCTGATGGCACTAAGTGTAATACACCTTCGTTTCGTTCGTCTGGACTAGAACTCTCAGATGTTTCATGCATTATAAATCCAGGATCGTTACTGCTTGTGCCTGCGTTAAAATATATGTATGATTTATCTGTTGATGTATCTGAAAATGTATCTGCTAGACTTGCTGTACCATTCTCAGTATATATATCTATTCTAGGGTTATTTCCTGTTTCTCCAACATATAAATGATCAAAATGTCCTTCAGCCCACTTACTTGTGTTTGATCCTATATCATAATTAGAGTCAGCGTCAGGTAATAAATCTCCTGTTAAAGAACCTCCACCAATAGGTAGATATAACCCATCATGGTCTCCATGATCAGTAGGTATTGTAGGTTTGTTCTGAATAAAAGCGTCACTTGAACTATCTGATTCATTCCAGTTAGCCTGTACGTTCTGTTCTGCATTGACTGGTGCAAAAGAGGTTGGTAAAGCACTTATGTCTACACCATCAACTGTTTTACCTGTACCCAAAACAATGTTGCCCGCTACAGTTACATTTCTATCATAATCTAATAAATTAGTGTAATCAGTATTTTCTGTACCTGAGTAGTTAGATGTTATAAATAAATTTTGTAGAGGTATTGTTACATGACTATTATTACTAGGTGTCCAACCATAATAATCTACTGTTATTCTAGTTTTATGACTAGCACCTTTACCAGTGTGTAGAGCGTTGTCTGCTCTAAACATTAATCCCCAAGTGGAAATACCATTAGTGCTTGTAAAATCAGCAGTAACTTTAGTTTGAAAACCATTCCCATCATCAGCATCCTCCTCAACAAGCATTGTTGATCCAGGGTAACTAGAGCCAGACCAACTTAATTGTTGACCAATTTTTGCTCCCAAGGGCCATACCGTAGAAGGGGATACTGTAAACCTAAACTTATAATACGTTTCAGGTACAGCCCAATATGTGTCCTGTCTACCATCTAATAATTTTTTTACGTTTGCTAACTGACTTGAATCAGCAACCCAAGAACTACCATTCCAATATTCAAAGTTAGCAACATCCTGATATCTAATAATATCAGCCCTTGCGTTCTTGATAAACATTGACAAATGTTTAGCCCCATCATAACTATCAAAATAATAATTATCATTTGATGTTGCGTGATATAAACCATAATTAGTGCCATCGACAGTTAAGTTTCCTGTAACATATAAATTTCCACTAAGTGTATCTGAAGTGTTTAATAAATACTTAGCATCAGATTCTGATTCTGTATAATATCTATCATCGTGGTTGTGTGAATAAGTGTGATTGTCTACATATAGTTTATTAGCAGCATCTGTGTTTGATGAGACAGTGTCAATTCCTTGTATTCTTCCTGTGCCGCCTAATACTACGCTACCACCATTAAAGGTAACAGTGCTATCATCTCTATTAACAGTCATGACAGTAACTCCCGATGTGGAGTTTGAATGTCTTTTTATTAAGAGGTTATTTGACGAATTACCATCCGCTACAAAACTAAATCCATAATGGACATTGTCTCCCTGAAAGTGTTCTGCAAGATATAAGTATGATTCAGCATTACCGCCTGTTGCTCCAATCACCGCCTTAGTTACAGAGCCTGATGTTGAGCCACCACGCACATGAAACTGCTGTTTGGGTTCGTCTGTACCAACACCCACCCTCTGAGATGTGTCTATTGTTAAGGCGGTAGTGTTGTTTGTTACTAATGCTAATTTATCACTACTAATAGAACCTATAAACATTCCATCACCAGTAGCAGCACTAGTAAAGTCTTGAGTTCTTATTACATACTCTACAGTACCTCCATTGTTTTGGAAGTTTATTTGTTGATCATCGTCATCTGTGGTGTCTTTTAAATATATAATTGGAGAACCAGATTGTATATGTAAATTACCAGTCATTGCCTGACCAACGCCAGAGCCGCCACTTAAAGGCACATAATCACCAGAAAGATTTAAGTCTGTAGTATTAACAAATGCAGCAGTTCCTAAGGTTCTTTTTTGAACCTCGTCTCCTGACATAACCAACGCAGTCGTTGAAGATGTATTTGTGCTAAGTGATTTTAACTCAAGCGTTCCCGCTAAGTCAATTCCATGTAAGAATTGTACTGCCATTTCCTGCTATTTATTATGATGCAGCAGAAAGAACGTTTACGGTTATTGAATCCGCTGTCTGACCTGATGCGAAAATTATTTTAACATTACTATTGTCTACTATTTCCACTTCACAATGAACCAATTTGCTAGACTTATATGTTTGAACAATTACGTTTTGTGTACCTAAACTATGTTGAAAAGTAAAGTTTGTATCATTATCTGCCGCAGGTCCTGTTCCGTTTGCTGCCTTATTTTTTACTGTGTCTAATGCAATAGATACATCCCCAAGATTTGTCATGGTTCCAGAACCAGTGACATCTCCGGTTAGTGTTATTGTTGGATCTTTTGTTAGAGCAAAATCTAATGTATTATCAGATGATTGATAAGTTACTGATAAACCTGTTTCTGTATTTCCAGTAACCATCGCACCAACTAAAGCCTTAACACCATCATCTGATCTTAATTGATTAGTTAAAGCAATAGTACCATCTGCATTAGGAAGGTTGATTGTTCTGTCCGCTGTTGGATCTACAATAGATAGTGTAGTTTCATGTGCGTCTTGTGATGCACCCTCAAAGACAAAAGCATTTTGAACATTAATCTCTGTTTGGTTTACTGTTACTGTTGACCCCTCTACATTAAGATTACCTTTAATTGTTACAGTATCAGTAGTAGCGTTACCTAAAGTAACATTACCATTAACCCCTAATGTTCCATCAATGATAGCATTACCATCAATTTGTATATCATTAAATTGTACATCCGCATTATCTGCAACATCTTGACCAATAGAAATTTCACCTGAATTAGAAAGAGTAACTCCAGTACCTGCACTCAAATAAGACTGTACGTCCGCATCTGTGTATTGCGTGATAGTGGTTGATATTGCTCCGTTGCTAATAGAAATACCTGTGCTTCCCGAAAAATGTGCTCTTACTTCTGACGCACTAGGTCCTGTATATGTAAATACACCTGTGGAATTGTCATAAGTAAAACTACCATCTCCACCTGCATCTGTTGCAGAAAGCATTCCCCTTACTTCAGAGGCAACAAGTTCATCCTGTAAATTCAACCATGCAGATCCATCATAAAACTGGAACTTACTTAATGTAGTGTTGAAAATTACATGACCTGCTGCTTTGGTCATTGCATCTCTTTGGGTCGTGGTTTTGTTGTCTAACTTAACATTTTGTATCTCATTGTCGCTGAGATTAATGTGATGTAAATATTCTATTGCCATAGTGCTTTAATTTAAATATACTTTACCTTTTGTGAGGGTTCTAAATGTGATTTTAATAACGTTCAAATTTACATATTCTACAGCACCATACACAATATTATCATATTCATCAACGAGTGTGACTGATGGTTTCTTATTTAAACTATGTGTTACGTCCCATTGTGCTGATGCTGAAGCAAAAGTTTTCTCATATGTAGCAAAAGGGTTATAGGTTGGAACATTTTGTAAAGATGTCCATGTAACACTAACTCCTGTAGAATAAATTTGAAGAGATTCCGATGTTAGTTCATTTCCTGTATGCTCTCTTGGAACATCATTTCTTAGAACTCCCATAATATCTCTTATAATGTCTGTGTTGTCATCATCTGAAATACCTGCATCTAATCTTCTTACAAGCAAATCAAAATTTGTAATAACGAACTCATAATTTTTTTTGTATTTATCAAACAACGATTTATTATATCCATCGTATGTTTCTACTAAATTTTTTAATGTATTGAAATAAGATATTAATTCTAACTTAGTTGGTATCTTATGTACTTTTACAATGTCTCTTTTTACACTTCTAGAAACTACAGAAAACCAACTATATAACGTGCTTGCATACGTTACATCTACTTTCAAATCAACAATATATTTATTGTCATAAATTTTTGATTGAGTGTCTGCCAAAGAGTACTCTCTATCCTCAGTTGTAATACCTGTTGTTGTTTGATCAGCGATATTAGATCCATTTACATTGTTTTGTGCCACAAAAACCCTAGATACACTTGTAGTATTGTAGTTGGTAACATCATAACTAGGTGTTATATCCTTTACCTTAACTAAAGGTGTAAATTCATTAATATCTTGAAACGTTGTAAGTTTTATTTTATTGAAATCATAAATAAATGACTTTGTTTTAGAAACAGTTGGATCACTTCCTACTGTTAACATATACTCAATTTGATATTGACCTTGACTTACTTGCCCATCATTTGCTGACAATGGTAATTCATATTCAAAAACCGGTAAACTTCCTGAGTCTCCTGTTATGTCTACAGTACCTTCTCCAGGACTTCTAACTATACCATCCGGTCTTTTAATTTTAACATAAACATTTACTCCTGTTTGTGCTGTATCATATGTAGAGTTGTCCGTAACCTTCAACTTTGGAGTTGAGGTTAGATCGAATTGTATTGTAAAATCTATTGATACACTTCCTGTATCATTTGTGAATGTGCTCATATTTTAAGTAAAAAAAAAGTCGACCGCAGTACTAATTTCCCTTGGTCGACTTTCAAAACAAACCAACAACAAATTATTTAAGCAATTTTACGATTTCTTCGTAAACTAATTCCCCATTTTTGTTACTCAAAACAAAGTTGGTGAACCCTTGCAAATAACTTGATTTGGATGATCTTGGCACTTGTATAATAGTCTCTCCTGTAGAAACCCATAAAAATGTACTAGTAGCCTTATCAAATCTGATTATTTTTTTATCAATAGCAGCCTTACAGGTTGCTTGAATAGATTTATTTTTATCCTTACTTAATGTTATGAATTGTTGTGGATCTTTTTCAGCCATAATTTCTAACTCATCTCTAAGAATAGAAATATCTCTTTTTTCATCTTTATTTAAAGCAGGCGATAAATTCTCTTACTTCAGCAGCAGAAAGTTCAGCAGCGACATTCATAGCGTCTCTTCTCAAAGTTCTTTGCTTTCTAGAATCAGCAGCCTCTTTTTTAGGCTCCATTAATTTATATAATGGAACAACGCTAGTGTCTCTATCAGGATTAGAAGCGTTGTAATTAGACATCATAAGATATTGGTATATTTCTCTGTCTCCTGTTTTATTACCTCTTAAAGCCAATAATCCTCTGTCTTTTTTTGTAAACTGTATTGTATTAAATACTGGCTTCCCACCAACACCCAAAGAACCAATAGATGCAATATCTATATAGTCATCTGATTCTTTGTCATATACCCTGTCTACTTCTGGTATCATGTGAATAGAAGGCATAATAACCTTTCCTGGGTTTTGTTTGTCAGGCTTCACATTTAAATATTGAAACACTTTTACCTCGTTTCTTTTTAATTGAGGAGGTGTTTTTACGTTATTGTATTCTTTTGTTTTAATCATAATTGTTGAAGTTTTATAAAAAAGAGGGGAGGGTTAACTCCCCCCTTCTTAGAATTAATATAAGATTCTTAGAATCCTGTTACAAGTGCACAGTGTTCTTTTCCTAAAACTTCTAGACCCATAATAGCCTGGTAGTTTACGTCAAGAATTGAATCAGCACTAGTTGGAGTTGGAGCAAGTCCACCTGTCAAAGTTTCTCTGAAAGAGAAGTTGTTTCCATCTCCTTCTAAGTAACGTACTTGTAGGTAATCTTGTGATCCACCACCTTGAGCAGTTTTAACTTGACCAGTTGGTACAAGGTAAATTTCACCAGATCCAGTTACTGTAGAACCTAGTTCATTGTGATCTAAGATAGATAATTGCTTCTTGTTCCAAGTTCTTCCATATAGGCTAAACTTGTCAACACCTAAGTCAATGTTTTTACCATCAACAGAGAATCTAGCACTAGTTAAACCTGCACTAGTTAATCCGTTAAGAGCGTTATCCATTTTAATGTTAGCAGAAGTTCCTAACCACATCCAGTAATCTTTTGGTGCTCTTGCTTTGTTTAAAGCAGAAGTAAGATTAGATAGTGTAGTAAGTACGTCTGTATCAAAACCATAAGGTGCAGCAGAATTTAAAATACCACCTGACTTAAGTTCAGCCTTAAGACCATTAGTAGTTTGTACTGCGTTTCCACCAATTGCCATGTCACCCACAGATGCTCCTGCGTAGAAGTCACCAGATCCTACACCAAACATTAAAGCGTTAGAGATATCACCTCTAAATCTTTGTAATGCTTCGTAAGTACCTTTGTACATGAAGTAAGGCTTACCTTTATACTCAACAGTGATCTTAGATGCTTTAGCAACATCAGAGATTCTGTATTTGTTTTTAAAGATTTGCACTCTGTTAGACTGCTTTGTAAGACCATACTTGATAGGGTCTGGAGAACCAGATCCTTCACCTTGTGCATTTGAAAATACAACAAATTGATCTCCACTTGCATCATAGTCAGTTGCCAAACCTGCACCATCTACTGGTACAAAGTCAACCTCACCATTAGATGCAATTGCTGTAATCAAATATACATTACCTGATGCACCCATCATTAAATCACCTACTCTTGCATTACCTACTTTAGAAGTAGCGATACCTGATTGTTTTCCGGTACCTGATCCTGCTTCAGAGATTTGGATTACATTGTCCTTATACAATGCTTCATTTACGAACGCATGGTATACTGGTTGGCTAGTAGGCTTCAATTTGCCTAATGCCTGCATAACGTCAAGGAATCCTTCCTCTTCGTTTTGTACGTCTAAGACGCTTGACAAGATCTCTCTTCCTTGTACAAATGAATGTTGTAGGAATGATAGAGAACTTATATAACTAGAATTTTCCATTTTTTAATTTTTAATTTTATTTAACGAATGATTTTAACATCTGAGTCACCTCTACTCAGTGCACCAAACAATCCTTCTAAAGGACTTGATGGTGTTTTATATTGCTGTGTGCTTTTTGTAGGTTTAGTTGGGTTTTTCAAATCCGAAACAACCTTTTCTTGACCTAACTCTTGTCCATGTGCAATAAGAGATGAATCGTAAACTTCAGGATCTGAAGCATAAGCCAATACTCTATACCATTTATCAAAATCAACATTACCTTTGTCGTCTTTAAAAAGTGCAAAAAACTTATTGTTATCGACTGTCATAGCCTTTAACTCTTCAGGATTCTCCACTTCATAAGAAAATTTCTCATCATTATAATCTATTAAAATACGTTTGTTTTCTAAAACGTCTTTAGTGAAATCATTTGATGTTACGGTTTCTGTCCATTTCTCCATTTGGGCAGTATTGTCTACAGTTTCAGTTTCTTCAGTCTTTTCAATTTCAGGTTGAGTAAAGTTTTTTTGTTCGTCAACAAACTTATCTCTTAGTTTAGTAGCATCTGCTTTCAGAAGTTCCTTACCAAGTTCTACCTCTTCCTGATCATACTTATCTTCGTCTAAAGAATACTTGTTAACTATGTCTCTATTATACAAACGCTCAATTGCTTTTGCAGATAGGGTAGGGTTTGCCTGTTCTAGTTCACGTCTCATGATTTGTTCGTCAGACATTTCCCCATAATTAACTGAAGTTGCCTCCAAATACGGTGTAAGCGATCCAGTTTTATTGTAATATTCGACTGCATTTTTAATGTAGTCATCTTTAAATTGAGTATCGGATGAATCTCTCAGCCTTTTATACTCTTCAAAAAAGTCTTCTAATGTTTCTACTTTTCCATCTGTTAAGTCTTTTGATATACTATCTAATTGATCAAATAACTCTACAGTATCTTGTAGATTACTTTCTGAAGTCTCTTGTACAGATTCTTCAGTAGTTTCTTCTTGAGCCGCAGTTTCTTCTGCTTTTGGCTCTTCTTTTACCTCTGTTTGCTCTTCGGAGGTATCTTCTACCTCTGTATCCCCTTCTACATTTTCTGTTTCAGGATTTTCTGTTTCAGTTTCTTTTACAGGAACTTCTACAGGTTGAGCCTCACCATTGTCGTCAACGACTTTGACTTCTGATAAATCGAATTCTTCTTCCATAATTGTTTGTGTTTTGTTTTAATTTATTTATTGCTGTTGAGGCATTCCTCCAGGTACCGGTGCTTCTTCTGTTTGCTCTTGCATACCCGCCATAAAGGCCTCTTTTGTTGGTAAATTGTCCATTAAACTTCTTTCACTTGAACCTTGTTCTCTCATGCCTGCTAACTCTAATTCAAACTGGTATTTCTCTTTTTGTAGTTGAGACTGTAGTTCTGCTTTGAGTTTTTCCATTTCCATTTTAGCCTGCATTTCCATTTGCAAAGTTTGTTGCTTAGATTGTTCAGCAGCCTGAGCAGATTGCATTTGAATCTGGCCATTTTGCTGTTGCTGTTGCATAGCCTGTTGCTGTGCTTCTTCTCGCTTCTTTTTTATACGATACGATAATACTTGTTGAGCCTGTTTTAAATTAGTTATTTGCTCAATAAATACAGCATCTTCAAAATCCACTTGTCCTTGTGCTACACTTGCTTGAAGTATTTGCATAAGTCTTGCTTTTTGTTCCTCTGTAGGTCTATCTTCAATTTTTACACCAAACTCGTGTTTTGAAACAGTTGGAGTCATTTTAAAAAACTCCATAGTGTTTTTTCCTAAAGATCTGATATAACCTTCGATAGGGTGTTTTTTTACTGAATCCTGCAATCTTACTATAACAGCAGACGCAAGTCTTTCTAGTAATCTTCTTTCTCCTTGTTCAATATGTGCTAGTGCGTTATTAGTTGCTTGGGCCGCTAATTTTGCAGTAGTTGTTAATGATCTAGCATCAGGAGTAGATCCATCTGTAAATTCATTAAGACCTGTTATTTGTCTTATCATCTCAATGTTGTTTTGTATAACCTGATAATAAGTCATAGCATCTCTACCTAGCCCATTTTCTAACTCTTCTATTGGTTTGTAGTTAGTTGGTTTACCTCCTATATCGTTTTTTCTATAAACAAGAGTACCTGTTTTATTGAACAAATCAATAACATCCATTGGTTTCATCTGTTGACCTCCGGCACCTAAAGGAATATCTTCTAAAGCACCTAATTCAATCATTATACCTTTTGGCCTTGCTTGATTGATTGTGTTTTGTAACCTATACCATGATATTTGTATCTGATCTGCAATAGGTATTAATTGCTCCATTATACCTAAAGGTTTCATGTTATGAAAGTCAGGAGAAAATAAATGGTAAGATAAATCTGTATCCATCAAATTTGACTTAATTCTTTTCATATCAGAACATAAACCAAAATTGAAACAGTATTCAGAATCTACAATCCAAGAAATTTTATAAACAGTCTTGTAAGAAGACCTTATGAATTTTTTCTTTTTTTTGTTGTAACTATTATATCCTGCTCTACCAAATCTTTTATTACCTCTTTTGTCTGTTCTTGACTCATGAACCATTTGATCAACAGAGAAAAACTCCATGTCTAAAACTAATATCTTTCTATCATCATAATGCTTATAAAATTTTTTGTTAGATGGAAACATTTTAATATCTCCCTGTCTTCCAGAAAACCTGTCTGCTATATCTTGATATTCTTTTTCATTAAAATAACTTCCTGCTCTTTGTTTTAAATCAGAAATAGTCATTTCAGTAATTTCTCCAATATGTATCTTGTCACTAAAGTCTCTTTTATTACAATGAGATATTAATAACTTAGCGGGATCTACAACTCTAATTTTTACAGCACCATTACTATCGATAAATTCTTTATAACCCGCAACACCATAATCAAATAAATACTCATTTACTTGCTTTCTTTTTTCTTCCATATCGTTTGTATGAAAGATTAAATCGATACCCTGTTCCATTTCAATAGAAGCATTATGCTTATATGTATAAGCCATATGCATTTCTAATTCCTCATCATTTAATGGCTCATTAGGTTTTGCTTTTAACGCACTAAACTGTTCCATTCCTGGAGCAGACTTAGCCGCCATATTTCTAAGATCCATTTTTGCTTTTGTAGTCTTATAATATGATTCTATTTCTGACTGTGCTAATGCATCTATTGGAGTTGCTGTTATATTATATTCTGATTTACTTAATTTTCCTAAAGCAATTCTTCTAAATTTTGGAACTATAGGTAACACAGTCCAATCAATAGCAAACCAACTTTCGTTATCTGCTTCATCTACATTTAGTAATTGTTTATATTTATTAATAGACTGATTACCTTGTGCGTAATCTTTTATTTTTGGATATGTACCTCTATTATTGTGAAATGATTGGGTTCCATGTTGTGTATAATCAGACCACGCTGCTTTAGCGTATGACAAACACCAATCCTTGCCCTTATCTCTTGGGTCAATGTTATGGTTTGGATAGTTTGCTTTCTCTTTGTGTTTTATCATCCTACCTTAAACTTTTTAAACATATTTTTTGCCTCCACAAGATTACCTTTTCTCAGATAATTTTTTAAGAGTATATTTTTGTCTGCTATAAGTGTATATCCTGCGGCCATCGCTGCATCAAATTTTGTTGTTTTACTTATATCAAATTCTAACCAGTCTTTTAATAATTCCGGAAAGCAAACTTTACTAACGTTATTTTCTATATAGTCTTCAGTTACTTCTGCAATTTGCTGATGTGTCTTCACAGATCCACTCATCCCAGGTTTCGCACTACCAGGTAAAAACATTAAGAAGGCAGAATAACCTCTATCTTCAAAATAATTTTTTATACCAATCTTATTGTCTTCAAATAGGAGATCACAAGAGTAGTAGTGACAGCACTTCAAGACATCTTCATAAAATTGTCTTGCGGTACTTGGTCGGTAAATATATTCAACTATAAATGAACTGTCATAAAAATTTGATATTGAGTTGTGTTTCTTGTACACATAGAAGGCTCCATTAGATCTTCTTTGGTCTACAGTACTGTCATGGTCATATGGATCACAACCCATTGTAAATTCACCCTTTCTTGTTGGAAAATAATTTTTACCTCTTTTTATAACATTATTAGCATCTTTAAAATCTTCAAACAAATATGATACCTTAAACCTTCCATTCGACATAGGCTTAAATTCTACATGGCCAGTTTCTCTGTCACCTACCCATTCAAAATTACCTTTTGTATATAGATTTTCATTCCAAGATATACGATCTATTTGATCATTTAATTTCATTGCATTAAATAAAGATCTTTCTCCATCTATCCTAAAAGCCTCTTCAATAGTGAATGGATTTCTCCTAATAATACTAGAAAGAGCACGATCATCATTGACAAGATTTGCACGTTCAGCCAAATAATAGTCCTTAGCACGTTCTTCATCTGCATAACCATATTTGTCAAAGTATAAGGTTTTATATGAGGGAGTAAAGAATCGAAATAATCCACTGGCAGTTCTACCATGTACATTTCTATCTTCTTGATTACTAGCGTCCCATAACCTTTTAAACGATTCACCACCTGATTCCATTTCTTCGACAGTGGTTGTATAAAGTAATTTTCCAATATACGAGCCATCCAGTTCCGAGCAGAAACGTACAACATTGTGCCTTTCCCAGACATCCACTTCCATAGTTTTTCCAACCTCGTCACCAAGGTATCTGTGTAATTTTGTTCCATCATATGCATATTTATCTGAACTCTTCCAGTCTATTTGTGATTCGAGTTCGGGTTTACCTAAATCTTCGAGAGACTTTCTCCCACGTTTAGTTGTTCTATAAAATCTTAATTCTGAGGTTGGGGTGACCCCTTTTGACTGATCATAAACCGGTCTAAAGAAATCTGGTAGTTTTTTAAATGGTCCAACAATGGATTTAGCAAACACATTGTTTTTCGCATCACTTGCAGTTTTAGATTGTATACCGCCATTTTTATTCTTAGATCTTGATATAAGATCAAACATAAATACACCGGCTCTTACAGTTTTCCCCTGTCTACGTTTAGTTAACTCTATCATTCCTAGACATTCAGGGTTGTCTATACATGATTGTAAAAAATAAAAATATTCTTGATCTACTTTTCTAAAGTTTGGATATCCAATATCTATTTTCCACCAGTTTAAAAACAAATAATGTAAGCCAGTTATGTATTCTGCTTTTCCATTATTCATAAACCAAACACCATTAAGTCTTCTATCCCATTCCTGTGATCTGAAATTTTCTAACTCAACATCAAAATAATCTTTATCCTCCGCTTGCTTTATTAATTCTTCTTTTCTTTTATATTCATAATTTTCAGGTAATTCAGTTCTTATCCAAACCTGATCTACCTTTTTAGAAGAACTTGTTATTATAGGTCTTTTTTCTGTTTCTTTAGTTATAACATTAAAAACCTTTCCTTTTGTCGGAAGAGTATATTCAACTCCTTGAATGTTTACTGTCATAAATTTGCAATAAATTCTGGTGTAAGCCTTTTATCTGCTTTAATCACTTTCAACAACTCTTGATCTTCTCCATACAGTTTCATATAGTATGAATCCAATCTATCGTTTATAGTATTTAGGTCATCCATAATTTTAGATTTTATTTGCAATGCCTGCAAAATATCTTTATCTCGATCACCCTCAACTGGACTTAATAATTTTGTTTGATACTCAAAAAACGTTTGTTCATTAGAAACAATCATAGACCATATTCTATTGTTTTGTTTTCTTAAAAACTCATCAACCATGTCAACCAACTTACTTGATAAAAAGAAAAACATGTCATGTAATTTATCGTTGTCTTTTACAAGATCATATCCAGAAAGTATTGCTGCTTGTTCTTTTCTAATCTTAAGATCAGGAAACTGTTCTTTCATTGGTGTATTTTGATCATACATATAAAGCACATATGCAATCATCTGATCTTCAGCAGATTGAAAACTGCTAAACATTTTCATTTTTGGATACTTCTTTTTTAATGATCCCTTTACCTTAAAAGGATTAAATATCATTTTTTTAAAGTCTTCTGTATTGAAGATTTCAGTTAAAGACATACTGTTGGTTTTTGGTAAAAATAAAACATAATCCTGGGTCAGTTATTAAAATTCATACTTGACTTTTAAGACAGTAGATCGGGTATAAAATTATTAGGCCCTATCTACTAACATAATTTATATTTACCCTTTAATTAATTGTTATGGCACTATATCAGGGTAAGAACGTTACGCTTAATAAAGTTATGAAGTCAGAACGTGCAGCAAAAAAAAGTAAGGTTTATGTAAAGAAGCCTAACGGAAAAGTTACTGTAGTTCACTTTGGGGATCCTAACATGAAAATTAAAAAAAACATCCCTAGTAGAAGAAAATCTTTTAGGGCTAGACATAAATGCGATAATCCGGGTCCAAGATGGAAAGCAAGATATTGGGCCTGCAAAACCTGGTAACCCCATTATGAACATGCAAGACTTAAAATTATACCTTATTAACGCAGGGACGTTTACAATCTCAATGACACAAATAGACACCGTACTTAAAATATCACTTCTGGTTATTTCAATTGGATATACCGCACAGCGTTGGTATTATTTAAGACAAGAAAATAAAAATAAAGACAATGGATAAAATAGAAAAACTTAGGTTAAAAGTTGAATACTACAAAAAAGCAGGTAAACTCCAACAAGCGTATAATCTTGAAAAAAAGATAAAGCAATTATTGGCTAAAGCGGAATATAAAGAAAAAAGAGGTAAGACTGGTGTTGGTAAAATAATCAAAAAAGTTAAAGACAAAGTTGTCGAAACTGCTGAGAAGGTAAATGATGAACTTCCTAAGGTAACAATTAAGATTAAGAAGAAGGATAAAAAGAAATAATAATGGCAGGTAGAGATTACAAAGCGGAATATAAAAAGTTTCAATCTTCTCCTGCTATGATAAGATATAGAGCACTTCTTAATAAATACAATCGTAAAAGAGGTACATATGGAAACGGTGATGGTTTAGATGCATCTCATGAAAATGGGAATATAGTTGGTTTTGAAGACCAATCAGTAAATAGAGGTAGAAGAGAAAAAAGTAGAATTAAAAAAACTAAAAAATCATAATTATGGCATATTCAAAGATCAAAAAGATGTGTAAGTGTGGAAAGCCTTACAGTAAGTGTAAAAAATGTAAGAAGTAAGTTATGGCAATAGAAACACCAGATAGCACAAAAACACCTAAACAAATTAGGAAGAAAAAACGACTAGACAGACGTAATACTGCTGCTAAAAAACGTGCGGAAAGATTAAAAATTAAAAATGACCCTGAAAATAAATCTAGCACATACAATACATCTACATTAGATCCTAACGCAAGTGTAAACTACAATGCCATGAATGAGGCAATGTTTAAATAAATATTATGGAAGACGAAGAAATTATTGACCCAAGGCAAAAAGTAATAAATGATAGAAAAGCAAAAATAGCGGCTATTCTAGAAAAAAGAAAAAAGGCTTCTGCAAATAGAGAGACTGCTTTATCTGAAAGAGAAAAGGCTGTTTTGGCTAAAAAAGAACTTTTAAAAAAGAAAAGGGCTGAAAGAGAGCAACAAATAGCAGACTTCAAGGCTAAAAGAGATGCTGAAATTAAAGCAAAAAGAGACGCAAGAGAGAGTGAAATTCAAAAAAAGAAAGATTTTGAAGCAGAAGGCAGACAACTTGCTTCTGATTTTGATAAGGAAGAGGCGATTAGAAGAGCGGGAGAGATTGCGAAAAAAGCAGAAGATGATAATTATGACTGGAATTATATAGGTGGTGATGAAAACACTGCAAATAAAAGACAGAGAATTGAAATTATCGAAGGAGAAAAAGAAGTAGAAGAAATAATAAAAAAGAAAAGATTAGAGCCTGGTCATAAGCCTACTGGAGTTAGTTGGCAGTCAGCGTGGGATAAATTACCTGATGGTAAGAAAAGAGAATTTGGATCTATAGAAAACTTTAAAAGAGAAGGAACTAAATTTAATGAAGGTAAAAAACCTATAGAAGTTGTTTCTGAAGAAAAAATTATTAAAAAAGTTCCTACTAAAGAAGAAAAAATTATCACTCAAACTAGAGAAGATTGGATTAAAACACAGCATTGGGCTGAAGGGTTACCTAAAGGTTTAATTTCTTCACTAGCAATTAGTATGAGAAAAAGAGGTAATGACATGACTCCTAAAGAATTATATGAAATATTTAAATCACAAACATCTGAAAAAGAGTCCGCTGAATGGGCTAGAAAAAATGGATATGGTTATTTATTAGGTGGCGGAGGAAGAAGAGGGTCAAGTACATCAAGAGGTAAAACAAACTTTAACTAATGCCTACAGATTTAAAACAACAAGTAGAAGAATTAGAAATTTTAAAATCTATGACTTCTGATTTTGGAGAGCAAATGGAAATTGCTGACAAGATTCATAATTTGAAAATGAAAATTAATGGAGTTAAGCCAACAGATTCGTATATTGAGTGTGTTGGGTGTGGCTCATAAATAATTAACTATGGGTAAAGAGATGATTAAACGTGCGGATGGTAGTTATTCTCAAAGAGGCCTTTGGGATAATATAAGAGCAGCAAAAGGCTCAGGGAAAAAACCATCTAAACAAATGATTAAGCAAATTAAGAAAATCAAAAAACAAAAATAATATGTCAGCAGGGGAGAATCAACCATTTATACTTAGTGATCAAAACGCAGTAGACGTTCTAGCAATTAGAAAGGTTGAACTCTTACTTGATGTATTAGCAGCATTAGAAAATGCTAACTCACCAGATCTTTATGGTGTGAAGATGTCTGTAGTAGACAAAATTGAACGAGCAGTACAAAATTTATAACATTTTATCCCAATGAATTTGAAGTACTTTTATCGCAGGGTGGTATGGCTGATCTATCTTCAATTTTAAGATATAATCTCCTAATAAAGTTTTAGGCAATTTGGTCGCTGCTAAGTGATTCATATATTCTTTTGACTTTTTCATAATGCATGGTCTTTAGCATTTTTTTAAACTTTTTCTTATCTCCAAAATATGAATGGCACTCTCTACACAAAGCCATTAAATTTTCTGGACTATCTTTTTCTGATGAACCACCCATACCTCTAGGTTCTATATGATGAATATCAACTGCTGTAGTGTCACATACCTCACAACCAATCCAATCACCGGGTTCGTGCATAAATGATTCGTGATATAATTTAACGTGTTTTTTCATTTCGGGGGTCTATTTTCGCTACTCGTTTTTCAAAAATTTTTATTTGGGGGTAGTTTGATTTGGGGTGTCATATCTAAACCTACGTTTATCAACCTTAAACTCATAATATTTATTTCGCTCGTTTATTGTAACAACATCCCAATCCTTTATATCCTTCTTTTTAAAGTTTAATAACACATATCTTTGACCAGATAAGAATAAAACAAACAATACATAGTCCACATCTAATTTCTCAATAGTAAACATATTAACCTTCAGAGATCTCTCACACCCCTTAACATCAATCTTTTTTTCATTTACAATTAAATCAGCATCAGAAACCCCTTTTTCTTTTACAAAGGCTGAGGTAGTATAATTAGTCCCTTTTAAATCAAAGTGGTGCCTAACTAATAGTTCTGCTAATATTCCCTTAAAATCTGTATAGAATTCGTTGTCTACCGGCTCGTCAAATAGAATAGGATTCTTGTATTTGTAACTCCTAGACTTCCAGTATAATTTTTTGTAGTGGTCACGATTGGCCATGACTCGTGTGTCGACATATAATCTCGCATGATCAAAAATACATCTTGGTATGTTATACGGTCCCTCCAATCAACTTTCCTAATAAATCGTCCTGTTTCATCACATAATATTCAACACCCTCGATTTTGTTTAGAAAAGAATTTCTCTCATGAAATCTAACCTTATCCCCACTAATCAAACCCAGTTCATCTTTATTCTTTAGCGGAGTACTTATATGCCTTACATATCCCTCTTCTTCACTCTTCTTTGGTACACCTACATAAATAGATCCTACCTTTTCCTCAATGATATCAGGTTCCACTAGTACATGATTGGAAATAGCAGCAAGGCTTCCGCTCCTCACAAAACAAAAGCACTCCTCTAAATCGACAAGGTAGACATCCCTTTCCCCTGTTACAAGATTTTCTTTATCTACAGTTAGATAATTGAAATAGACTAGGTCGCCTACTTGTAACTCCTGCTTGATCCAATCTCCTCTTGTGTTTTTACACCACTCTCCTCTAGGCAAAGCCACGACCTCTCCACATATCGTAACGTGATGTTCTGGATTCCAGGAAACGTCTATATACAGTTTTTCTCCAGAAGAAAACTCAACCTCATCGTTGTATTTCTTTGAAACCTTAACTGCTATTCGTTGTCCAATCATATTCATGAAATGCAATTTAAAAAAATGAACGATTGTTCACATGCAAATAATTAACAAGTTCTTAACAACAATATTAACTGCTAGACATTATGGCTATCTTGGCTAGACAAATTGGCTACCCCTCTATATATATAGTATAATATATAATATATATAATATATAATACTAGTATATTATATTAAACCAATATACTACATGTTTGATCACCCCGAATCATTTTAAAAGGTTCTAAGATGGTCTAAAAAATGGTCCGGCATAACACCATTAAAAATTAAATAAAGTTTCTTATATTTGCTCAGAACGTCATTGTAGATGTTTTTGTGTGGCAACACCTAGTATATGGGCCAACCGATCGAAATGGGAAACTGGAAATGAGGAACTGGGTACCCTGTGAAATCGGCATTTATATTCGAAAACAGTCCACTTAGGACTTGGACAAACCCACCCATACACCTGATAACCAGTCGTTTACATTTCATCTACTACGATTTTTGCATCCGGTAGTCATTTTTTGTACCGGATCTTACACAAAAAGGGAAACGTTCACCCAAACAGGAAAATATTTTGCCCTCGTTATACAAACGATGC